CTTGTATTTAGCAACCTGACCCCAAGAAAAAGTATCGATGGTAAAGTTGAGGACGTTGTTTTCTTTGGACTCCAATATTTCATAAAGGAATATTTGATGTTTAAGTGGAACAAATACTTCTTTGAGGAGCCAAAAGAAAAGGTTGTGAACGATTACAAGCGCAGAATTGAAACGTCGCTCGGCAAGGGCGCGATAACTTTCGAACACGTTGAAGCTCTTCACGATTTGGGATATTTGCCAATTGAAATAAAGGCATTGCCAGAGGGTTCATTAATCCCGTTTAAAGTCCCGTGCCTGGTAATTTACAACACAGACCCAGAATTTTTTTGGCTCACAAATTACCTCGAAACAATTCTTTCGTGTGTTATCTGGGGGGCTTGTACTTCTGCTACGACGGCACACCGGTATAAAAAAATACTTAATGAGTACGCAGATTTAACCGTGGGTAACCGTGATTTCGTGCAATGGCAGGGACACGACTTTTCTTTTCGTGGCATGTTTGGATTTGAGGCGGCCTGTATATCTGGAGCCGGACACCTTCTTTCCTTCACAGGAACTGACACGATACCAGCAATTGATTTTCATGAAAATTATTATGGAGCAAATTCAGAAAATGAATTGATTGGTGCAAGCGTACCGGCAACCGAACATTCTGTAATGTGTATGGGTTCGGAAGAAAATGAAATCGGTACATTTAAGCGACTGATTTCTGAAATATATCCAAACGGGATTGTTAGCATTGTTTCGGATAGCTGGGACTTTTGGAGAGTTATTACCGAATACTTGCCAAAGCTAAAAGATTTAATTTTAGCAAGAAACGGCAAGGTAGTTATCAGGCCAGATTCCGGAGACCCTGTAAAAATTATCTGTGGTGATAAAAGTGCCGTTGTCGGTAGTCCGGAATATAAAGGTGCTATTGAGTGCATGTGGGAGGTTTTCGGCGGGACTATAACTGATAAAGAGTTTAAGCTTTTAGACTCTCATATCGGGTTAATTTACGGTGATAGTATAACTGTCGAACGATGCAAGGACATTTGCCAACAATTGTCCGACAAAGGATTTGCATCATTTAACGTCGTATTTGGTATCGGATCATATACTTATCAGTATGTTACCCGTGATACGATGGGTTTTGCGATGAAGGCGACTTACGGTGAAATTAACGGGCAGCCGAAAGAGATCTTCAAAAAACCGAAAACTGACAACGGCGGCAAAGTTAGCGCCAGGGGGCTTGTTGCTGTCGATGATTCCCACGGTAAATTTTTACTTGTCGATCAAGTGGGTTGGGATCGTGTAAATAACTGTAAATTAAAAACAGTTTTTAAAGATGGCAAACTGGTTGTCGATCAATCCTTGTCGGACATTCGGAAAATGCTTGGTTAATAACCATGGTTAAAACGATATACCTATCGGACAAAGAGGCCTCTATTTTTTCGGAAATAGAGGTTCTTGCTAAACGCGATGACCGTGGTGTTGGATATAAAATAATTGAAATATTCCGTGAATGGAAAGGGCTTAAAGAAAGTACCGAGGCAGGAAGCCGAGGTCTTAGACGTCACGATTAATTAATTGCATTTCACCTAACGTTTGAGATTATGAGACGGTTTCGTTATTTGCGAAACTGTGCCGAAGGCCAAGCCGGTATTCCGGCGAAGCTCATAATCTCTGTTAGGTGATGAATTTGCTACGACGATGAACTGGCACGGATGCCAGTGAAACATGGACTTATATTTTAAAAGTCAAAGGAGAATTAAAATGAGAAAATAATACATTGATGAATTAAATTCATTAGAAGAGAGAATGATAAAGGCTGAATACTTTGCTGAAAAAATACCAGTTCTTAGGGATGTTATTTTGGAAAATAAATATACCGAAGATGAGAAATACATTCAATCTGGAAGAACAGTTAGCTATTACAAATGATTAGACAGACACGATGTCTGGCTTTACTGTTATGATTGACTGCAAATTTTTCACCTAACGCTTGCGCGTAGACGCCGTTTCCAATGGCGTTTGGCGCGCTGTTAGGTGATGTGCCAAAAGCGGAGTAAATTACATAAGCCATGGATGGCTTGAATAAAACATGGGAGATAAAGAAAATGGATTTAATAAAACAATTTGAAAAAGAAAGTGGTCTTACATACCCAAAACATGACATGTCGGCTCAAGCCAATTTTGATGAACTATATGAAGAGTGGCTTGAAAATAAATTACGATGGATTGACATATCATACGACCTACCCAAAGAATCGGAAATTGTTGATATAATTGAAAAAAACTCAAACCGCCGAATACCGGATGTTTTATTTAAAGCAGGTAAATTCTATTATTCAGTTTACGGTATATCCGAAATGGTTGAATTAACGACAGTTAAGTATTGGTATAAATTACCATCTATTCCAAAGCTCTGCACGGATGCAGAGCCGTGAATTTTGGCATTTCACCTAACGCTGAGAATGGCCGAAGTTTTTTCGTCAGAAAAAATTTGGGGCGTATTTCGCCCGGCCATTCTCTGTTAGCGGCTGTATTTTTTTTTGAACTATGACGAAACAGGAGGTTGAGGAACCAGTAAAAAAAGTTCGTTTTTTTGCTCTTTTTTATTAAATAATACTTGCTTTTTTGGTCGATATATATAGTATGTACTATACTGTATTTAAGAGAGGGTATGAAAATGAATATAACAGCAAACACAATAAAGTCAGGATCTAAGAACCTGTCTCAATCATGTACTTCGTTTGGGTGGGATAGTTATCTTATTGATAGTGATGACAATGTTATTGAGATATACACTAATAATGCTTCATCGGTTGGTCGCGCTCATAAAGGTGCTATTAAATATTTTCAAAATAATAGTAATAGTAAAATTTATACAAGAAAAAGTGGTGGGGATTGCTCATCATATGATGAAAGAACTACTCGGATATAAGGTGATTATTATGATATTAATAGCAATAGAACAAAATATGTATCAAGTTAAAAATTCAGTATACAAAAAATTACTCAAATATTTTTCTGAGGATGAAGATAAATATAATAATTTGCTTCAAGAAATCCAGAATATGAATGAATCTACCGGTGTTGTTCAAACATTTTATTATAAATAGCTATGTCACAGGGTCAATACATAACCGCCCTATACAAAGCCCATGCAGCCCGTGAACAAGCGCGAGCGCACCTGATCGCGTTCATCGAAAACCACCCGATGTCAGGACGACAAAAGGCAATTTTATTCGGGTGGGGTGAGAATAATTATAATCACCGGATCAAGGCGATATCGGATAGTAAACTGATTGAGGCGGTGGAGATTTTGAGCCGACACTAAGTCGGCGTTATTGGTAGGAAGTATTAAAAAATATTGCCGCTAACTATAATTAAATGAAACTCGGATTAGACGAAATAAACATTCGTGATAAGTCCAGAATTGGCGGATTAGACGAAGTAAAATTTCATACAAATAATCCAGTCGGATCAATCTTTTTTGTACGGTCAAAATATTCCCCAGGAGAACCGTCAAAATGCAGGTGTGGGCCGAAACTATATCCGGCGTCTCCGTATTGACCAAGTTTTTCACCTTGTTTAACAGTTTGACCAATTTTTACAATATTTTCGGTTAGGTGGCAATATCGGAAACAATATGATTTCCCATCTATCAGAATACGCAAAATTACCATATTCCCCACAGAATCTTGAGACCGAAGCCATCGAAAACGTTCGTCGTAAATGTCATAATCGAAATTAATTACACCGTCAGCCACCGAGATACAATCTCTATTCGCGTGAAATAAGTTTTGTCCCGGCCTATTTTGATCTGGGACTGCGTTTACAAAATCAATGCCGTCATGGAATTGCTCGACCCCGTTTAGAATTCGCTTCCCATAACCGGAGGTAACATATTTGTCATGTACCGGATAAATTAATTTGCTCATTTTCTTATCGCCGCCGATACCATTGACGCCGCTTTTTCAATTGTTCGACCACCGAAGTAAAATTGAAAAACTGTAATTATAAGCGTTTTTAGAATATCCATCATTGATTCTCCTGCGGAAAACCCGAAATAAGAAATTATAAAAACAATAGCATACCAAAGTGACAAAACAATTAGAGCTAGCGGCCTAACGTTCTTCGATAGCCAACTATCTGAAAGCATGTCAGAATTTTGCCTTTTTGTTAATTCAGATTCTATTGAGGTCTGGACGTCAAAATATTTTAGTTCAAGTTCTTTTGTAATTTCTGCCCGTTTATTCGGGTCAGGGATTAAATCAAGCCCTTTATTTATTGTATCCGAAATTGGTTTTAAAAAACCGCTAAAATCAATTATTCCTGCCATAAAATCATGTATTATGTCGTATTGTGGGCGTCAAATCAAAAAAAAAGTGAAAAAAAGTGCAAAAGTAAATAAAAAAGTGATTGACACGGGATATATTGTGTATATTATTTACATACTGATTAACACAGTAAATAAAACAAAACAGAGGATTTATGAGAACAAAACAAAAAATTGAAAGATGGGTAGAAAAACGAGGTGGAAGCATAGCAATAGGACATCCCCGTGAATGGCTAAAATCAGGTCAAAAATTTAGTCAATGGTACAACGAAACTAAAGAGCCCAAAAGAGCGTATTCTTATTCTTTATCAATGCCTGACATTTATCAGGGTGCATGGGTAGAGTCTGGAGAAATATTCACAAGTCTTAAAGATTTGTTTGAATCAATAAAATATAATATTTAAGCGGCAACGGTTCCCGGCGGGTTCGATTCCCGCCGCCGCAAACCGGGCAACCGGACAACCTCCGAACAGAGGTTCCTCTGACCGTTTGTTAAACTGGTCGGAGGTTGGAATGATAGGATAAAGGGTAAATATGAATAATTTTAAATCAGCATTGCATGAATATTTTGAAATAATATTTAATTCTACAAAAGAAATTAAAATGGTAGGAAGAAAAGAATTGAATTATTTTGGAGAATCTGTTGGAATTAAAAGAAAGTATTTTGGACTTGAATTTAATAAGTATTATCGTAAAAGAATTTTGGACAGTCTAAAACATTAAATAAAAAAATGATTGACAACGCACAGCGAGGTTATAAATAAAAACATGGAAATCACAGAACAAAACCTTTTAGACCTCAAAAAATCAGTACAGGAGAAAATACGACATTACGGCGTGTCTGGCGTGTCCAGAATAACCGGGATGTCAAAACAGTATCTTTGGGCAATCAATAAAAACGATCAGAATTTTTCGGCCGAAAAAGCGGCGCAAATTATGGATAAAATAAAAATTTGGGAGGTCGAACGTGAAAAGAAAATCATGGAAGATTGAGATACCGGAAAACGACAAACAGGCACATGGCAGAATTTTTCCGGTTCTTCCGCGCGCCGAAATTCATAGACTCGTCCAAGAAAAAGCGTTTCGACTGGGGTACGGCTGGCAATGTTACGGTAAGTCTATTTTTAATTTTGAATGCTTATTTTTAATTCTATCTGACGAAGCAATCATCACATTTACTAATTGTTTTGATGTATTTGAAGAATCCGAGGCCGAACAAATCGCATGGCAAGATTTTCTTGAATTGCCAGAAGGCGATTTGCGAGGTAAACCGATATCGCCAGATTTTTTCAAGGAATTTCAAAACTTAAATGATTTTAGAAATTCAGAAATCATATCGAAACAGTTTACCGACGAACTTATGAAAATAATTTCAGAATCATTTCCAGCCCCATATTGGATCTTAAAATATAACTTTACAAAGGAACAAACAATGAAAAAAATTACAATCTCTCAGAAAATCACAGACGAAAACGGACACTTAACCGGGGTTAAGGATATTAAGGAATTCCGAAACATTACAATAACCGAAGCCGCTATTAGATACGTCAAAGAATGCAAACTTGAAAATTCTGATAATTTGATTTATAACGAATCAATCGAAAACTGGAGTAATTTTAAATGAAAAATCCGTTGAATAACCTGAACACCCGTGGCAAGCTGGTTGTTTTTTGGTCAGTCCTGATAATCGGATTAATTCTGGCGGTGGTATTATGAGAGGATTAAAACATTATCTAATTCCCATTAATTTTGAAATCAGAGCAACGTATATTGATGTAAAAGATATAAATGGGTTAATTTTAACTCATGTCAGATCGGGCGTTGAATTCTCATTTTATGTTTTCGGGATTAAATTATTTTTATGGAGGAAAGTTCTATGAATCAGATTAAAAAAATACAGTATTGGAAAGAAGGCGAAAAAATTACTGAGATTATCGAACCGAGACAAATAGAAAGCCTTGAAAATCACCTGGTTAGGAGCAGAGAGGATAAAAAAGATAAATCAGTAAAACGACCGTTCAAAATTCAGCCGTCTTCTCGTGTCCGTGGCTATCGAGTCGAAAAACCAGGATTACCAGAACCATTATTTTTAAGAAAATATTCAGTTGCCGTGCTTGCTTACTGCGCTGGCGTTTTTCAGTCTCCTGGAATATTTTCAGGCAGAGGCGGAAAAATCGAGGCGGTGAGATAATGGACAGTATCAGTAATTTGTTAAAATCAGCAGACAAGATTTTACAATCTTTTGAAGTTGGTGAAAATTCAAAACTTTCTGACATTGAAAAAATTACGGTTTTGAAAATGGCTCATACTAATTTAGAGCTGTACGTACAGATGAAAACAATGGGAATTTTAATGGCAAAAACATTTGAAAACATGGACGGTAAAAAGTGACAAAATTGCAAATAATCGCTGAATGGTATTCGTTTTTTTTGATAACTGTGGGTGTTTTAGGTATATCTGTAAAAATCAAAGATAATGATTTTAATAAATCCGATTATTTACCGTCATTTATGTATATTTTCGGATATCTTCTTTATCTGAATATATTTTTGACACGGTGGTTATCGTGAGCCTTCCCATAAATATTTCCGCATCCCGTGGAGCCGCTGTTTTGGGTTTATCCAAATATCAAACACCGGTTCAAATTTGGCTTCAGATTTGTGAGGCCAGACGGCCTGGATTTTGTGCAGAACGCGGGCATAAATTGCCGGTTGTCGAGGAAAATGCCGCCATGCGTTGGGGGTCTGCGTTTGAATCTGTAATTATTGAGCTGGCAGAGGCGAAGACGGGTTTAAATATATCAGATCGAGAAAAACTGGTATCGGCCAATAAATACGTTACCTGCCATCTTGATGGGGTTTATACAGACGGAGTAATTCACGAGGGCAAAACGACAAACGGCTTTGCATTTCGGGAATTTTGGGGAGAACCGGGAACGGATAAAATCCCGCAGGAATATCAGGTACAGGTACAACATCAATTGTTATGCACGGGAGCAAGCGAGGCGATTGTCTCAGTTTTGGTTTTCCCGGTTGCTGTGGATGAGTTGGAAAAAGTGGGGTGGTTACCTGAAGATATTCCCGATTTAAAAAATAAAATATATAAATATTACTTAGTTAATAATGAAATTGGAAGATGCGTTGACCCTATTGAGTGGGCTGTCCCGTTATCTGAAATGGGATTTTTCCACCAATACAGAATAAAGGCCGACAAAAAATTACACAAAAAATTATTAACCCACTACAAATATTTTTGGAATACTTATGTCATACCTGAGATTGAGCCTCCAATAAAAGATTATGAGGATATCAGATTATTATGCCCCGAACCTTACGGGACAATAGTTTTACCTGAGCAAATCGAAAACTGGAAAAAAGAGTATAACGACATTACAAAAGAATTAGGAAAATCTGGGTCAATGGAAAGAAGACGTGAGGAATTGAAAACCGCAATCGGGGCGTTCTTGGTTAGCAGATTTAAAGCGGCGAAACCAGATGTCGATCCAGACAGTAAGGACAAATTTATTTTACGAAGTCAAAGCGGCGAAAAAATGGGCAGTTTTGACGGGAGGACGTTTAGATGACAAATGGACAAGTATTAAAAATTAAAACAATTAAAGTGTATTTTACTGTTTTAAAATCAATTGGAATATTAATCGGAGTAATCGTTAAGCCGATTATTTTTGGTTTTAAAATGGTGGATATAAGCAAAAAGGAATACAAAAATGATATTGAATGAAGAGTACCCAAAACCATTAAAAATCGACAAAGACGCCCCGGAAAGTCTGGAGGTACAGATCAAAGACCCAAAAACCGGTAAAATTTTATTCTCTGGAATAATGAGCAACAAGCATTTTAAAACCGGATCGGTCGGATATTTTGCAGGCGGTAAAATCGCAAACGAAACATCTGGGGAGCGTTATCAATTCGGCTGTAATATTACATTAATCGGGAGCAAACAAAATGGCAAATGACATAAACAAAACAATACTAGTAGGTCGCATAACTCGTGATCCAGAATTAAAAGAAACAAGTGGCGGTACTAAAATTTGTAAAATTTCCTTGGCCTCAAATAAATCCTATAAATCGCATGACGAGAAAAAAGAATCTGTCGGTTTTTTCGATTGCGTTATTTTCGGAAAACTCGCTGAAATCATGGCGCAGTACGGGAAAAAAGGAAAACAAATTATTGTCGATGGATCTCTGAATTATTCGACATGGGATGATGCTGAAGGCAAAAAGAGAAGTAAAATTGAAATTCAAGTTGATAATTTTCAATTTACTGGCAGCAAACCAGCGGGACAGACTGAGCCACCGTCCGAGCAGCCACAGTCGGACGGGTATGACCAGGAGATAGGATTTTAATTATGAGCCAAACAGCACAAAAAAAATCAGACTTACAACATTTCCAAGAAACGTACCAAAAAAATCTTGAACAGTATGCCCTGAATAAATACAAAAAAAATGAATTCTGGGCTTCGTTTAAACTGGCGGTCATGGAAAATCAAGATTTACAGCGAGCATTAAAAACTGATGCTGGGAAAATATCTTTGGCGTCAGCAATGCGTTTCGCAATTTCCACCGGTCTGTCATTAAATCCGCAAGAAGGGAAAGCGGCTCTTATTACATATGGAGACGTTATACAATATCAGGTTATGAAAAATGGCATCATTGAGCTGGCCATGCAATCCGGGAAAGTTGAGTTTGTAACCGCCGACATTGTCCGGTCAAACGATGAATTTAGAATTTCAAAAACCGGAATGGGTGATAAATATACATTCAACCCTGCCCGGAAAAACCGTGGAGACGTTGACGGATACTATGCGGCGATGAAAATGAAAGATGGCGTTACACATGTAATGTACATGGAGAAATCCGAGGTAGAAAGTCATGCTGGGAAATATTCCGCATTATTTCGCGTAAAGCCAGAAAAATCACCGTGGTCGAAAAGTTTCGACGGCATGGCATTAAAAACGGTTTTAAAAAGATTATTCCGAAATATCGTCATCAGTCGAGAACTTACCGCCGCCGTCTCAGGGGACGATGAAAATGAGGTAATGCCAGAAAGGGACATTACACCCGGCGTGAGTACTCAGGAATTATCTGATAAATTGCCGGATAAACCGGAGACCGTGAAACCTGATATCCCGGAAACTGAACCGAAGCAGACGAGTGGTAAGGGAATGTTTTGACATTAACTGCCTACAAAATCCTTCACGTTGAGCTTTGGCAATGGCTTATCGATAATCCAGCGAAAGACCCGCAACAATGGAGACGCTGGAAATTTTGGGGCGGTAATATTACTCCCCCGAAAAATTGGCGTTTTGGTTGCGTTGTAAATAGGGAGCAATGTGTGAGATGCGGGATGAAAAATATATGTGATGAAAATATATTTGCAAAATGGCGTGATGCGACAACGCAAGTCGATAAAATAAAATATGCCGAAATTATTCGTGATGGATGGAAATGAAACTAACCGAGCGCAAAAAAATAACATTTAATGACAGCGTTTTTTTTGTTACTCACGAACATGGTGTATTTTATACCGAGTGCGGAAAACTAAACGCTCTCATTAATTGCCCTTTTTATGAAGTATTATTTCGAGATTTGGTAATAAAAAAAGAAACTATAAAAAATAATAAACATAGTTTTGAGCTGAAAGATTTCGAGCGTCATAAGTGTTTATTGCAAGATAAAATTTATGGATCAAGAACCGGGAATGATTTGTGGAAAACGTGTCCAGGTGAATTAGTGAAGGAATAGAAAAATGACCGCAAATGAAATTAGCCAGCATCTTCAACATTTTGTTTGGCAGCCGAATAATATTGTTTTACCGAATTTCTATTATAACAAATTTGAAATGGATTTATTTCGTTTATTGCCGTCTGGGTATATTTATGAATATGAAATTAAAATAAGTAAATCAGATTTTAAACAAGATTTTATGAAATCTAATTATCATTCAGGTTATTATAATAAAAAACATGATTTAATTAAATCCGGAAAATTAGCGAATAAATTTTTTTTCGTATGCCCAGAAAATTTAATAGAAATTGATGAAATACCTGATTATGCCGGGCTGATCTATAACGGGAATAAAATCATTAAGCCAGCCAAGTTAATTCATAAAAATTTATATCCTGAAAATAGATATAGGGATTTAGCTATTTTATTGGCATTTAGGGAAAATAATTTAAGATATAAATTAAAATACTTAACAAGAAGAAAAAATTAATAAGACAGTGAACCTATGCCAGAAAACCAATCGAATTTCCCTTTCCGAATACTCGGCGTGGCAGACGACGGCCAAGCCTATTTTTTAGATCGGCATGAGCGTTTATTTGCGACAAAATTAGAACATTTAAATAGTTCTAAAATTTTGCAGCTTGCTTCTTTGGAATTTTGGAAATCATATAAAACACATAAAATGACCCGTGAGGACTGGATGGAAATCCAGGATGATTTAATTCACCTTTCTGGCTCAATTGATTTTGACCTTGATAATATCAGGGGTCGTGGCGCGTGTCGTGAAAAATCAGGCGGTATATGCTACCACGACGGCCAAGAAACAATCGGAGATATTAACGACAAAAGAATTTATTTAAAAAAGCGTAAAATTGATATGGGAATAAATGTAAACCCAGCATCAAAAAACTTGGCTCAAAAAATCGGACATTTAATTAATGAGTTAAATTTTGAAACAAAACTTGATACAATCCGTTGCCTGTCATGGTCTATTTTGTCGCCTTTTTCTGGGGCTTTGCCTTGGCGTCCGGCAATATTGATAACCGGAGAGTCAGGTTCTGGAAAAACTACTGTTGTAGATTATGTGATTAAACGACTTGCAAATCCGTATGTTTTTAACGGAGGGGAATCGACCCCCGCGTACATCAGAAATAAAATAGGAAATGATTCTTGCGCAATTGTTCTCGAAGAGCTGGAGGCTGACACTCAGAAAAAGCGGATTAATAGAGAGGAATTATTCTCAATGATCCGGCAGTCAACGTCAGACGATGCCCCGATTTCAGGAAAAGCCACCAGAGACGGCGGGTTTAACGAATATATTATGAAAAATATGTTTTGTTGCGTTGCCGTATCTCCTGAGATCGAAGCCGTTGCGGATGAAAATAGAATTTTCCGTATAAATATTATTAAGAAAAAAAACTCTCGAAACTGGCGGGATATAAAAGCGGGTTTAATAACAGAAATGACGGATAACGTCTGTCAGTCCATCCGAGCATTAACATGGAAAAAGTTCCCTCAGATTTTAGATGAGGCAGCGAAATTGACTCAGGTTATCGAGGATATTACAGGCCATGACACCCGTTCAAGTTACGCAGATGCATTACTATTTTCCGCTTATTTTTTAGTATGGCGCGGTGAAACTGAAATAAATATTCCAGATGCCACCGACGTAATAAAAGAAATAATGTCGAAAACCGAGATCGAACAAAAACGGGATGAGACTGACGAGATTTTACAGCGTATTTTGGCAGAACCAATTTATTTAGCTGAATCTCATAAAACAATGTCCATGTTTGAGGTCTTGACTGAGGTTAATAAATCTCTCCATGGCGGAATAAATGAATACAAAAGAGCCGCCGGAATTTATGGGATTGCCGTCCTTGAGTCAGGGCAAATTGCCATGCAGAATTATAATCATAAAATTAGTGAGATAATAGATCGGGCGCGTGGTTATGACAAGCTGTTTAAACGGCATAAAAAATATAAAATGTCGAAAAATTGCAATATCCCTGGAATTGGTACGCATAACTGCATGATTTTTGATATTGAATTTGAACAGAAAAAAGAGGAACCGAAGATCGTTTCTGAGCCGGATTGGGATTTAGATTTTTAAATTAAAGAGGTAAAAATATGTTAGGAAAAATAACGGCAAAAAAGACAAAAGAAAAAATAGATGGGAATACTCTTCTTATTTACAAAAAAATACAGTATCAAGCATTTTTTGAAATTTATATCAGTAAATTTAATAATACAATATCAATTAAAAAAATATTGGAATGGAATAAAAAACTTGAAAATTACACGGAAAAAATTAACACACACAACGAAATATATTCTGAATTAAAAAAGAAAATATGCACTGCATTGCTGGCCTCGAAATCTTTAATGAATCCTGAAATTGAAAATACAAAAAAACTTTTCAATGACGAAATAATAATGATTGATCCAAAATTATTAAAAATCAATCCGTATCATAAAGATTATTTTTCTGAGGGCGGAATGAATAGAGAAAAACGAAAACAATTAATTGTATCAATCAAAGATTATGGAATTAAAACCCCATTACAAATTACAAAAGATTTTACATTAATCGCAGGTCATAGAAGAACTGGAATCGCCCTTGAATTAAGAATGGAGGAAGTTCCTTGCCAAGTGGCGTTATACGATTTGACTGATGACGAGTTGAAGTTACATTTACTTGAGGACTTTTATTTAAGCCGAGACGTTGGGAGTAAACAACGTAAAAAAATATATTCAGACATTATTGGTCTTGTCAGAAAAAAAATTCCTAATTTTGATTTTTTAATTCGAGAAAATAAATCAGGGCTTGATTCTGAATTGGAGGACATGGGATTTAGTACGAAAACCAGAGAAAAAATACTTGTTCAAGAACGCCGGAAAGCTTCTCGTGACGATAACTATAGAAGGGTTGGATTAATTCAAGCCGATTATGATTCTATGCAGAAAAATATAAATAGATTAGTGTCTGTTTATATTGATACAAACGAAGACACAAAATTGAGGATAAAACCAGTAATTTTGCAGAAATTAAAAGAAGCTGGATTAATAAAATAATGCTTCGCCCATACCAGCAAGGCGCAATCGACGCAGCCAGAGAATCTTTATTTAAGCGTGGCAATCGTTCGCATTTAATTCAACTCCCAACAGGAGGAGGTAAGACGAAAATATTTTCTGAAATTACACATCGGGCGCATAAAAATAAATCAAAAGTCTGGATTGTAGCGCCAAGAAATAAAATCGTTGAACAAATTTCTGAAAACCTGAGTCATTACAAAGTTCCTCACGGGAAAATTCACGCAAATAGTCGCGAGTCAATAGCGTACAACGTGCATGTAGTTAGTAAAGATACATTAATCAGGCGTTATGATAAAATCAAAAACTGGCCGGATTTATTGATAATTGATGAGTGCCATTTATTCTACGACCAGCAAAAAACAATTATCTCAAAACTTCCGAAACATACAAAAATAATTGGATTTACTGCAACCCCAGAGAGAACAGACGGGAGAGGTCTATCGGAAATTTACGACGATATTTCATACGGTGAATCAATCCCAAAAATGCAAGCCGGAAATTATTTAACACCGCTCAGGTATTTTGCTCCACCAATTCGAGGCATTGAAAAACTGCATCGCCGTGGTACGGAATATGACGCCGATGAGCTGGAAGAATTTTTCCAGAAAAATAAAATCTATGGCGAAGTTATCGGACATTACGAAAAATACGGGAAAGGAAAATCAGCTTTAATTTTTTGTCGTACCGTAAAATCAGCATACGAAACCGCCGAAAGGTTTCAAAAAGCTGGACATAAATTTTATTGTATAGAAGGGGAGATGTCTTATAAAGAACAACGGGCATTAATCGACGCATTGAGCCAAGGTAAAATCGACGGCCTGACTAATTGTGAAATTGCAACCTATGGTCTTGATATTCCACGAATAGAATATATCGCATGTTTGCGCCCAACGGAGTCAAGAGCCTTATATTTTCAAATGGCCGGTCGTGGATTAAGGCCGTATCCCGGAAAAACTGAATTACTATTTTTTGACCATGTTGGTCTTTTACAATCACACGGGGAAAATGGAGTCCCCCCATTTTATTTGGATCATATCGACTGGAATTTTACCGGAACAAACAAGAGGAAAATTACAGAAAAAGAACCGTCTCAAAAATTATGCCCTTACATCGGATTTATGTATTGCTCAAAACAATCCTGCCGTGGCTGTGAACATAACGAGGCCGGAGTTGACGACGCCAGAAAAACTCAGGAAATAATTGACGTAAAACTTGAAGAAATTAAACCTCTAAAATTACAGGACAGACCCCCCGAAGAACGTCGTGAATTTGTAGACAAAATGAACGATTTACGGCGTGAATATCTGGAGGCTGAAAAAACTGGAGAAATAAAACCGGGAATAATTGGAGAATTGTTAAAAACAGCTAAAGATTTAAAGCGTTCTGAAATGTGGGTTTACTGGTATTTGTCCGGAGAAGAAAGGATCTCTGTAAATATTCCGTTATTGCATGAAATGGCGCGGCAATTAAAATATAAACCGGCGTGGGTATTTTTTAAAAAAACTGAGATTAGAAAAAAACTGGATGAGAAACGGGAGAGCTTAGCGCGGAGCTTGGGGGTCTGATTTAACGACACGAAATATACCGCCCATATTTTCCAGCGTGTCCCGAAATAATTTCTGAATTTTCGACAGGCCGCCGGTCGCCTTGACCTCCTCAGCGACAAAAACAGCGATTTTCTGGCCGACCATTTCCGGGGTTATCTCCACAGTTTCCCAGCCTGCGAGGTCTGGCCAGCCGGTGGGTGCGCCATGGAAAATACGGGGATTTTTTAACGTGATAGAATTTTCTGTTTTTCGGACAACTTCACCAGTCCAGCCAGTTCCGGCGTTTATTCGGAATAGGCGCTTATTTTTTGGCAGGTTTTTTAATATTTCGTTGATTAATTTCCGCTCCGGTGCGCCCATGTAAAACGGTATTATGTCACGTTAAGGTGTCAAATCAAAAAAAATGCTGGTTTTCTGGGGAGTAAGTAAAAAAATGATTGACAAAATGTGAACAAATACCGATATTCTTTTTATGAGAGAAAATATTTTATCAGAAATAAAAAAACTTGAACAGAGAGACCATGAATGGATTTTAAATCAATTACAAGGTCTGGTTATGGAAAGCAAAAAAATATCAACTCCGGCGGATATTTATTCAAAATATCTATTAAAATACAGTAATAAAAAACAAGAACATTTTATCGTTATTGAGCTTGACGGTGGAAATAAAGTTCAAAAATGCAGGGTCATCACAAAAGGTCTTTTAAATAGTTCACAGGTTCACCCCGGTGACGTTTTAAGAGTAAATGGGCAGGCATTAAAAGAATCTTTGAAATTAATTATTATTGGTGACGATGTGTATTTTAATTATTCTGGAAATATTTGGAAATACAATTTCACAACTGGAATGGTAACTAATTTTTATATTGGAACAGGAGAAATCAGGTCATGGTAAAGACATTCAAACTAAACAAAAAATTAAAAGCAATACGAAGACTGAAGAACGCCTACATTGAAAAAGGAAAATTAATTGCAGTCCGAGAATTTAACAAACAATTAAAAGAATTATCAAATGAACATTTGGAGACTATTGTTGAATTTGTAAAAACCAATAATAATGAACTAAAGGCAGTTAATAAAAAAACTAAAGAACTTGAAAATGAGTTACAGACAAAAATCAATAAAATTGACGAAATAAAATCAAAACTTATTGCCTCCCAAACTGATATTGATTTAATTCATTCAGAATGTTCACGATATTATAATAACCTTAAAGACACCTACCATGATGAGAGGAAAAAGAAAATGGTCTCTATCGAATACGATAAATCGAGTGTAGATCATTTAAAGGGTAAAGTGGATAATTTAATAAACAAATCAATATCAGAAATAAATTAATGAAAACAATTCTACTGCTCTTGCTTTTGTATATTATTATAATAATTATGATGTTAAACCAAAATTTGAAAATTAATTCTGATTATTCATGTAAAAACCACGACATTTATAAATCAGGAAAACTTTATAAGGCAAAATCATGTTGAGTAAAATAAAATCAGAATTCAAAGGAGAAATTTGCAAAACTTTTGAGAATCCTGGTATAGCAAGCTTTAAGGATTTAAAAGAATATTCCGTAAAAAAAGGTTTTGAATATTCTGAAAATTTAGATAATAGATACCGGACTATCGTTATGAAGAAAGGCACGGTTGAAATTTCCGTGCCTATTCAAAATAGTTTGCCTGTAAATGAATTTACTCTGTCAATAATTCTAGGAATTATTCGAGAAAAGCTTAGTAAGGCCAAACATTCGGAGCATCATTCAAGAACGAATCAGCATTATTTACGTTAATCTTTAAATAATTTCCAGATCCATCTTTATCGGTTATCGACACGAGTGCAGCTTTTATCGCGGACCAGCTGTCTTTCTCAGCCTGAGTCATTGCCTCCCATTTTTGGGCGTTGCAAAACTTAAGATCAATCTCATCAAGTTTTCGATTTCTCATCGACCTGATTTGACTTATTTTCGGGATTAATAAAAATTCCTGAAAATCTGCGTGTGACTCGTCGATTTGTTCTTGATTTGCGTATTGTTTGTTTTCCCATGCACATATTATTTTATTATTCTCATCTCTTTGAATAAACATTTTTAAAATCTCCTCCAGATAAAACTTTCGAGTGATGCAAAATAAGAATCAACTGTTATAATATTTGCCCTAGCTGCAATCTGACGTGCAGTATTAGTTTTAATCCGCATTTTAACGAGAGGGTAATATCCTGTTGAATACGCATTGTAATTTGTGTCATTGGCATTACCGCCGACCGCGGTATCTGTTACACCAGGGTATCCTATCCACACAGCAACAACACCGGAGGCATCAATAAATCTTACTATTAAACTAGCGATTACCTCAAATCCAGTCGTGACTCCAATCGCATCAAGGCGTCTTGCCGTTGTCAATGTGTTTGCCAAGCTTATATCCAGCACTGGAGTTGTCCGATGCTTCTCAATAGTTCGCCCATCAATCTCCCGTGTAATATACGGAATAATATTACTCGATCCATCTGTGATTACCCATTCCACTAACTGATAAATCGTAAATCCAGCCGGTAAAAACGTTGGAACCCCTGCCCCGGTATAAACCGAAAATCCGGCGTCAGTAACTCCGGTTGTTGGGTTATAAATAATATAAACTCCGTATTCAGTGCTTGCAGTCCATGATCCGCCCATTAATCCACCGGCTGGCGTTCCTGGTATACCACCTGCCGCCCACGCGACATCCCCCTGTTTTGCGATTGCTGCCGTTAGTCGTAACGTATATTTACGGGTGGTGTCGGGAACTTGCCCGACCGATAATTGCACGTCGTGATTTGCATCGGTATCGGCTGACCCGATTATTCCGTATGCCGACCCGTACCGTTGCATCATCCCGATTAAAGCTTGCATTTGCTGATTACTTGCAATTGTTTCGGCGTTACCGTTAGGAGTTATACTCATTTCGTTTAATAATGCCTGTGGGAGTACTCCAATATAGTCATTAAATACGTTCGCTATCAATTCCGTACCATCTTTTGTACTCGGTCCTGTCGAATTAACTCCAAACGTGTTCGGGAATATACCAGTATTATACGTTGTTATGTCTTCAATTTTTCTCATTTATTATGTCTCCTTTAAATATAATTAACAATTAATCCAGCCCATGTAAACATAGGTTTATGCCTCAAAATTATCCGTATAAATTCAGCCCGCCTTTCATAGGGTATTTCTGCTTGAATTATCCCTGTCAGTTCTCCAGTTATTCCGTCTCGTGTCGCAGTACCCCCGACAAAAAAAACAAATGGCCAAGAATCTGGATCGGTTGGAATTGGAAAAATAATTCTGTCATTTGTAAAATCATTAAAATAACCCAAATATAGTGAATCGTCACCGAGGTAAGAAAACTCACCGCCAAGCACCGTTTCATAATTTATTGTTTGAGTATAAACGTCACCGATAACAAGAAGTTCCCCTGCGGATACGCCAAGAAATGCTTCAGTATCTCCCAAATATGCGTTGTTGTCTCCGAGAGTTACCTGAAAATTACTTTCTAAAAATAATGCAGGATTAACTGCCGGATCATTTTGATGAACTTGAACATTAAATCCAGCGGCGACGAGTGCGGATTGTAAATCGTCTTCCGACCCATTACCCGGCTGACCGTAAACAAAGGCGGCTAACTGCATACGCCGTTCTGCTTCAGTCAAGCGAATATTGGTAGTAAACCCAAACTCTTTTTCAAGGTCTTCTAAAATAATCGTTTTATTCGGGTCTAAAATATAGGCAAGTTGTTCTAAATCTTCTCGCACGGATTCCCAATTTTCGGCCATCCCGTCGAAAAATAAATCCATACCCTCGCCAATAGCGGGAGTCCATGCTTGACCTTCTGGTAAATTTGAGTCAATAACTTGTCGCATTAAATCAGCCAAAAGTCAAACCTCCGACTGCCAATTTTGCCTCTTCTCCTGGCTTCATATTATATTCTGTTATAAATACACCTGCGGAAAGACCAAATCCGACACCGTTACATGATGCACCGGCAGACGTTAAAGCGGATTGAACGACCGCAGAAATTTCAATATCTGTTATTTTGTCACGGCGCAAAAACAGAGGGTCAAGGCCGTCAATATAAGGCTGTACGGACTCAAAAAATAAATCAAGTGCCGTTTCGATATTCTGTTGTTGTTCTGCCATGTCGCCAAGAGGGACATATAAACCCCTGACCTCGACATAAAATCCTGTTACTGAAATTGGTCTGATTATTAAAGTATCATTTGTCAATCCAAGCGGCTGTCTGGCTATTCCCGTTGTTGGATCGGTTGTCACTGAATCCCTGACCTGATCCAATAGAGCAGGTGGAGCGATTCCATCCGGTTCGATTGATGGTTCACATTCAACGTATAACGTCCGATGTGGCGGCGGTCTTGTCGGGTCTTCGGGGTCTCCTGAATAGGGATAAATTCTTTCGACACCGGTGACTTCCTGTCCCCAGATTCGATAATCTGCCAGATTAGCACCGCCGCCTTTTGATCGTATAACGTCTAATATTCTGGTCTTATATGATTCTAAAGTTTCAGCTTCCGCTCCGGTTGTCGTGGTTGCCGTTATCGTTGCAATTTGCGTTAATCCTGCAATTTGCGTAACGATTGTTAATGTTTCACCGTTATTTAAATTTCCAGAAACACCTGGAGTCCTGCATTTTAAAGATAAAGTTGAAATTCCAGCTGCCACGGTTTGTGAAGTTTGGGAATAATAGGTCAGTCCGTTTGAATCGCCTTTAAAATCGGTTCCTGCGTTTATTGTGGTTCCGTCTGTCCCTGGAATTGTCGCGGATAAAATCGTTGCAACTTCGTTTCTGTAAATGACATTATATTGTGAGCCTTGTTCTGTTTTTAATTTTTCAAGATCGGTTGCGGTAATTACAAGAGCTTGTTTTATTGCATCTTGTCCGTAAATATAAAGCATTTTTCCGATAATCGCTTGGTTTACGGATGTTACTTTTACAAAAGATTTTTCAACAGGTGGGACAGTTTGATTTAATTTATTCTCATAAACCGCGATATTTTGGTCTGTAAGTTCTTTTGTTGTTGGAAAATTTACACTCATATTTTATTTTTCACTTGCTGGATTTAAAACTTGTTCTTGCCAATTAATACCATTTTTTGTCAGCAAAATTTGACTCAAATTTCTTCCCGGTGGCTTGACTGTAAACATGTAATCAACTCGTAAACCGGATGGATTCGATACGTCAATCGGAATTTCAGAGGCCATTTTATTTTTTACCATCCATTCCACTGCTTTATTTGAGGCGTCAATTCGATCAAGTAAATATTGTCTGGTAATTGGTTTTTCGTTGGCTTCTTCAAATTTTGACCCTATTTTTTGGTCTGAATTATCAAGTAAATAATTACCTGCCCAACCTTCTTTTGTGTAAAGAGAAATTATAAGACCGTTTTCAATTCCTGAATCCATAACTGGCTGACATCCTCTGAAATCGAGGTAGGCGCCATTTTGTCCGATAAAAATTCTTGGATCACCGTCGAAAATTGTACTCATATTTTACCCTGTTTTTACTGTCACCGATGATGAATTTATTTTTCCGTTTACAGAGGTTGGGACACTTGGCACCGATCCGGTGACAAGGAAATTTAAAACGGATGATACTGTGGCAACCCATGTAATAAATGCAGCGTCCGTTGTCCCGTCTATTATTGTTGTATCGTCCTGTCGGGCCACGCCCTTTGAATTCCCATTTAATTCCAAATTTCCATTTTTCAAAAAATTAATATACGCTTTTATCGCACCACCGTCTACGGAATAAATCTTTTTTTCGCCTTTATCCATGGATGGCGTAATTCCATCGTCAATTAATATACCAATCTTATAAGCATCACCAACCGATATTACTAAAATTTTACTGTCGTTATTTGGGTTTGTGTCTTCTCCGTGTGGTCTTGCAAGTTGCACCGATTCGGCGTTGTCATCGAAATAAATTGTCGTCTGTAACATCCTGACTTCGTTTTCGCTATCACGGTTTTTCTCTACCGATGTTCCTGTTATATTCCCGATCATATCTGACCCCACGGCAAAACCACTGGCTGATTGCTGTAAACCTGCGGCGGTACTAGATATAAGACAGCTGACGTTCCGCCATCCTCAAAAATAAAATCAACTTGCCTGATTAAAAAAGTAAATCCGTTCGGAATAAACATGGTTTTTGACTTTACATTTATCAAAGTGTTTACGTCCCATAAAACACCGTTTATCTCGTCCGAATACCATGTTGAAACCGGGAAACCTTTTGTAAATGATGCAATGTACTGTTTATTTCTTTGAAATTCAGCTACTTGATCTATATTCCCCGGCGTCGATTCATCGGCTGAAAATGTCATTTGCCTTGATTTCGGAACATTTACGTCAACGGCTTTTCCAACTTTTTTTGCAGATCGTGGGGACTGACCGAGTGCCACATAGGTATTAAATATTTCACGGCCATTAAATTCAAATTCAAAAACCTCACCAATCGGGACTTGTTCTTCAATGGTTGCCACGGGTTGACCTGTTGTTTTTGCGGATGTAATTAATAATTTTCCGTCTTTAGTATTCGATATTAATGCCGACCTTTGGCGTGCTAAATTTGCAAGATGTTCAAAAATTTTATCCTCTGGCTTTGCCGTTACTCTGTCAAAAACTCCATCTGTTGTAATTTCAGAAATTACCTGAATTCCCTTTGGTTCACATAATTTTTTAGCGCGTTCTAAAAGTGTGACATTATTGGCCTCGTAAGGTTGTAACATCGTTGAATCTACAATATCGGCGGTGTAAGAAAATCCTTCAAGGTCAACCGATGACCCACCGCTTGAATCTATTTTTGACTTTGTGATATACGAAAGTCCAGTTACGGCCAGAGAATTCCCCAAATACGCTTTGGCAGTTGGGTAACTTCTTGGCTGGATTGCAATATCAAGTAATGGATTTTTATCAGGTTCCCAAGGAATTGTCGCAGTCCATCCGTCTGCAGCCATGTCCATTGTTTTTGTGATTCTCCCGGCAATAATGGGCAGATCAATTCCGTTTAAAAAAACAGACATCTGACCTTTTTCTTTCCCTGTTATGTCTTGAGCTTGTTCGCGTTCAATAGTTTCTTTTGGAATATTTATTATTTCGTCTGGATAAATTAAATTCGGATTTCCTGATCTTAAATTGTTCTTATTTGCTTCCCAAATTAATGCCCATTTCGTCGAGTCACCATATGCGATTCCAGCAATTTTTATTAAATAATCTCCGGGGACGATTTTATATGGTTCGCCTTGCGTTGGGAAATTAATTGGCATAAATTACAACCTCACGACCGGGAGGCAGAATTAAAATATCTTTACCGTGTAAATTATTTGTCTCAATATATTTATAAATATTTGCATCGTCTTTGCCAGTACCTTGATATTCGTTGACTGCAATCTCCCACGTTGAGCGACATTTTTTTAATTTAAAGCGGCGTTCGACTGCAAGATTAAAAATCTGTGAATTAATGTTTCTGATTGCAAGCGCGACAAGTTTTGTAGTATCTGTAAATGAAGGGGTTTGTGAAAAATATTGTTTTTCAATCGGTAAATTTCTGAATAATACTTGATATGCATCGAGGTTATCAGTTACGCCTATAAATGTGTTATAAATATTATCATTTATATTCATTGCCTCCGATCTGGAATTTATTGAGCCATTGATTGAAGACTGAGCTATTGCAGTAATACAGGCCGTTGTTATAAGTTCAACCGTTGCGGCACCATTAATTGAGTCAACCTCTAATTCAAAAACCTGATCTATTATTTTTTCATAAAGATTTATTTTTGAATCAATATTTGTGATGATTAACGATGGTAATTGTATTAATTGCTGGAATTGACCGGCAATCATTAACGGATCAAGTATGGCAGCATTTAAGGTATTCGTTATTGAAGTATTTATTCCATTTATTGCGTCATTGACAGAATTTGATAAAGTGCGAAGTGGAGACAAAACTGTATTAATAATTATTTGAGCCGATTCTAATGTATCGGTAATAACGGCAACGGCGGCGAAAGTATCTGTTATAGCTTTATTAACAAGTTGGAAAGCGTGGGCAGCATTCGTTAAAAATATTTGTTGTTCTGTTAATGCTTTTACGTTTGGAATTTTACCGATGTCTTCAAGATTTATTGACTCCAGAAATTCAAGTGTAAAAGCTGTTATATTTCCTGATCCTATCGGGTCAGATTGTTCTTCGACGCTTGATAATTGAAGTGATAATAAACCATGTACCGGATGAGTTACTGACCATCTCCCGCGTTCCTTACATGCAATGAAAAATTTATTTGCATCTTTGTCGTGATCTTTTCCTTCAAAAAAAACTGTCATCGGGTAAACGTCACCTGATACGTCCAAATCTTGAATATAAGTACCTTTTACTTTTGGAAAATTAAATCTGCCTAATTTTTTTGTAAACGAACGCGGAGAACCTGCCCAAAGTGGGGAAAATTTATTTCCGTCTGGGCTTTTCATTTCGCACGTTTCCCGAAGGCGATCCTGCCATGATCCAAGTATTTGAGCGATATCGGTATTTAAAGTTTGTAAAGAATCAAATGTGCCTGCCATTTATTGCGCTCCTAGCATTTCCATTCTCACCGGTTGTGATCCGCGTTTTCTTTCCTGTAATTGCGCGCGTCTGGTTTCATCTTTAATCGTTAATATGCCGTTATACGAACCTGATTGAGCGGCGGCTTGATTTTGATTTGGGGGAGTTATTTGACTTTGTGTGGCTGCTGTTTGATTTTCTTTATTCGGACTTACTTTTTCAGATATTCCGATAAAACTTGCAAATTTTTCTACGCCTGTCATTATCCACGACAATAAATCAACTAATGGGCTAAGTAAAAATAATATTCCGTCAATTATTGGCTTTGCTACTTTCCATAAAATTTGAATAATATCTATTATTAAAGAAAACGCACGGCCTATAATTCCGAGTGCTTTTATTAATGGTTGCCAATTCATCCCGGCCATTGATTGACCGATATTTTGAAATAATCCAAAAACTTTTGATAAAATAGGCTGTATAAAATTAAACGCCATTTTTAAAACATTTACAAATACTGTAATATTCGTTTTTATTAATTCCTTATTAGCAACAACCCATTCAAGAACGCCGGACGTCATCCCTATTAAAGTCTTTGCACCGTCCTTTAAAAATGGTAGCATCTGCATTCCAATTGCGGAAGCTGTGGAATTTATACTGTCAGATAACGTTGACATTAATCCAGAAAAACTGCTTGATTTTTCAATCATTGCGCCATAGAACAAACCGCCCTGTGATGTCATTCGCTTAAACGCCCTTTCAACTTCATCGGCTGTGGCGAGTCCCTTTGAAACCATATTTCTGGCTTCTCCTGTCGTGACTCCCCACATTTTAGCGAGCTCCCCCAGAATGGGAACTTGATTATTTACAAGTTGATTTATATCCTGCATCGAAGCTTTACCTGCGGCCTTAATCTGACCGAACGCCAGCGCAACTCCCTGTAAATGTTCGGCGTTACCCATTGATATGTCACCTAACATCTGAAGCATTGGAATAACATTGTCTTTTGTTGCCGCCCCAAAACCTAAAAGCATTGTTGTTGCATCAGATAAGTCTTTAAATTCAAAAGGCGTTTTCGCTCCGAGTACGACTAATTGGTCAACAAGTTTTCCAGCAGCCTCTTCTGACCCCCCGAGTAAAATTTTATACCCAGCCAATGCGTCTTCCATTTTCGAGGCTTCGCCAACTATTTTTTTAAAACCATCGGCCATAAATCCGACGCCGCGCTGAATAATATTTGCAGTCAATACTCCCTTTACAATGTCGCCAAACCGCGACCCGGACTTACTCGCACGGCGAAACGCATTTGACGCAGTATCTCCGAACTTATCACTTGATTTCGACATCCGATTAAATACACCGGACACCTGATCCAGTGCACGAAATGCCGTCGTTACCGCCCAATTTGCTGCCATTATTTTTTTACCGCATCCATTTGTTTTTTATATTCGTTTTCAATAGCTTCGTGGAATTCATAATATGTCTTCAATTCTCTATATGACATATTATTGGTTTTGTCAATATCGACGCCCCTGTAAAACATGGCGGCCAACATCGTTCCGACATTGACGCGCCGCATAAACTACATTACCGCTTCGATAAATGTAAGGCCGAGAGCGATTGCAATTTTCAAATCAATTGGTTTAAGCTGACTTATTGCCTCGGCATTGAGTCCGCACAAACTGCCAAGCATTGCATAAGCTCTTCCCATGTGGTCATTCGTGTCATATTTTTTCATGGCCAGAAATGCTTTTCCGACTTGCGAGGTGTATTCCAGTTTTTCGCCTTGACTTCCGACATGCTGAATAACCAAAATGTCATCGTTTTTGTCTCTTGATATTTCAAGCCTTCCACGTTGTACGGCAGACAGTAATTTTTCTTTATGTGATTTTAACGACTTTGACTTTTCTTCATCAAGTCCAGAAAGATCAACGTCGTAATAATCATAAAAATCTTTTAAAATTTCTTCCGCCGATTCTTTTGAAATCACGGTTTGTTTTTTTTCAAATATTACCATTTTTTAATCCTTAATTTTAACCCGCCGCAAACAAGCTCCAGCCTGTTACGGTTGTCGGTATCATTTTAATTGTCGTTGTCCCTGCCTGGGTTTCACGAGACTCGTATTCAATAAATCCAGTACAACGATAGACAGAACCATCGGCGAGAGTATAGGATAGCGTATATTTGCCGGGAGTGTCAGCTCTCGTTTTTAGGTTGTCGTCCTCGCTGACGTTAGTCGCTACCGTTATGCTTTCAACGGATTGTAGGCGTCTTGTTTGTTTCTGTAAAACTCGTCCAGATGTTACCTGCCCTTCGTTTGTATAACGACTATTATTCTGCGTAAAATTTGCGTCCGCCTGTACGTCATACGATACGCCGTCGACTGTGATAGATTTTGGGGTTCCTACTATATCATTAGCCATTTATTACCTTCCCTTTGAATGTGACATAATATCTAAAAAAGACATATGCCATCGAATTTGTTAAAAATATGCCTCTGTAATGAGCTGTAAGGCCATTATTGGGCGATTTGCGAGGGTCTAAAAACGCCACATACAACCATCGCGGACTACCAAACCCGTCTAAGGCTATTTGCAGGCGATTTGCGGAAATGGTTATATTTGTACATGTTTTTTCGATAAAACGCAGTACAGCGAAAACCAATGGCATTACAGGCCAGAATAAATACTTAATTTTTGTTAAGTACTTCCGTAAATCTTTTTTTTGTTTACTTTTGACCATCTTTATTTATGCCAATATCGCCAAACTTGTATCAACCAGAATTTCGTTATTTAAAATTCCACCCTCGCCAGACAAAATATATTTACTTTGTACGTCGAAGCCCAATGCCCCTGCTCGTATAGCGATTGCGCCAGCAATCTTTAATTGTGAAATTGTAAATGTCGCAGTAAAAATCCACGCCTTATTTTCAAACGCTTCGGCCAGAAAAACTTCGTCGTCTAAAACAGAGTTTGTATCACGCGCTTTTTTTCTTGATTCGACATCTCCAACTTTTTGAACATCTGAGACAATCGAAATGCCTTGCCATTTTTCTTGTGCATAATTTACTTTTTTGGCGTTAAGCATATTTTGAATTATGCTGATATTTCTTTTTGATCTGAAAGCGTTTGAATCAACGGGTACTGAAGCGGGTCTGTAATAACTTACAAAATTTTGTAAATATACTGCACCAGATTTAACGACTGTTGGGGAAATGCCTTTTAATACGGCCGTATTCCGATTGTCATAATTGTCTGACCAGCGATCCGCTTTTAACCCTGGAATGATTCCTGGTAATAGTTTATCGATAACAGATTCTTCCGCTCTATTCGCGCTTGTCTTTGCCATAACACCAATTGCCATCGCCGCGATTTCGTCGGGATGATTCGGGGAACCTGGCACACTGACAACACCGTTTGTACGATCTGTCAAACGTGTATCTGTGATAACAATTTGAGCGGCAAGACCTGCGGAGCCTTCGACGGTATCTCCGTTATGGACATGGAGAGGTCGCGCAACTGTCTTTGAATAGTTACCAACAAAATCATTTCCGACACCGTTATACGTTGACAATGCGTCCAACGTTGTAGTGTCCTGACCGTATCCAGTTACAACGTCTGTATAAAAGTCTTCGTTTTGTGAATCACCTTCTCCAAGATTAATAAGAGCTGTCGCTATACTCGGAATACCTGCCCCGGTTGCCATAGCCGTAACTACTGCGGAAACACCGGATGGGAAAACCTCATTGACTCCCCAATTAAAAGAGATGTCAATTTTATTTCCCCATGTTCCTTTTGATTTTGCGTCAAGTTTTAACTCAAATGTTACCGCAACTTTTGAGGCAATTACAGGACAATCTTGAACTGCGTTAATTACAGCAACACACGCATCGGTCAACGCCTCTTCCGTTATTCCTGTTGTAACCGTTACCGGATAACGTTCACCTGCAATGTATAAATTTAGGGTACCAGCCAGCGGACTTGATACGGTAAAATTTACCTGACCGGTTGCGGCAACCGCGCCGCCTGCTTCATCTTGCGGGGTAACATAAACGGGTGTTCCATCACCTCCTGCAAATGCTTGTTTAACAAGGCGTTGAACCATATAACCAAATCCAAATCTGTCCCCGGCATCTTCCGGGCTTAAAACTTGAACTGGTATATTATTAATTACAGATGTTTTTGCTGGATTGTAGGTTCCAAAAATTAAAATTTTTCTTGGCAACACGCTTGCCGACGGTTTAAATTGTTCATTCTTTACCCCGACTGCGTTTACTGCCGCTATACTATTGCTGTTAAATGACATTTTTACTCCTTAAAATTTCTATGGTGTCGTAACACCTGTTTTTGTATAAGTATCTATATTTTCGCCGTCTTTATTCGCAAATTGCCAGCCATCTTGTATTCCTTCAGTCATCGCAACTACAGCCGCGCTGTTTACTTGTTCCGCAACTTTGTAGGTTAATTGCATCCTTGCCGTTAGTACGACATATTCACCTTGCTCAACCGGTTGGTCTTTATCAATACGAGATATAAATCTTTCTGCAATTTTTACGCCCGTATCTACCGGATAACTTCCTACAACCTCATCAAGTGCGAGCTGGTTATATCTTGCATTCATCAAAATATTCCAAACTAGATCAATAAGTTCATCCATCGAATCGTCTGCGTTTTTTGCCGCATCGAGTGAAGCCGCCATTGCCGCCGCTCTTTGTGCTGTCGTTGACGCTGGATTATCGAGTACCGCTAAATTGGTTTTAGCAGGCGATGAGACAAATAAATCAATATTCAGCATCGGTTTATTTTGAACTGGCCCGGTTTCCCTACCTGAAAAATCCAAAGTGGTCGTATAAACAGAAACAAGTCTGGCGTTACCTGCTATTTCTTCAGCAGATAAAGCCTGTTTTTGCCATCCGACTACCCTGAAATTTGATCCCATGTTTGGAGTCAAAACCTTGTTTATGACAGAGTTTTTAACAGTCCGAAAATTCATCATACTTGAATCGCCTTCGATAATTCCAATACTATAAATCCGATTGATTTACCTTGTACTGGTGGTTTTTCAATTTTGTATCTATCCATTGTTGCGTTAATTGGCGAACGTGGAATTTTTACAAACCATTTCGAGTAATCTGTATCACTCGGAATCTGAGATAAAGAAGACCTGCGGATTGATACCACTGGTTTTCCGATTAGCATCACTCCGCCAGTCTCCGGGTTCTCTACGGTCGTGTCATATAGAACCTGACCCATCAAATCCGCTGTGGAATCGTTTGCTGATTTATCAATTATTGTTCCGTCCGGAGCTTCGAGAATGATTTTCATCCCGAATTCACCTTCGAGCGTATCCGCTAAATCAGATTCTATTTCATACCGTAAAGAACCCATTATTTTTCCGGTCTCGGTTGAACGGCTTGAGGTTTTTTATTTAATTTTTCAATTAGTTTTTTTGCCTCATTTTCGTGTCGAGCTGAAATTTCTTGTCCAGCCTGGTAACGTGTCCCGCCGATGTAAAATTCTTTGCCGTCAGGTACTTTCATTATCCTTTACCTTTTTTAGATCCTTTACCTTTTTTAGGTTCTTCCGAGTCAGCTTCAACGGCAGTTTCGCCAAGTTCTTCAATTTGATTTACAAGTTTTTTACAATATTCTGAAATTGTTTCGATCTCAGAGGATAGTCTTTCAACTTCTTCTGAATGAGTTGATTCAATCTCTGAAATTTTTAACTTATAACTTTCTTCAATTTCCTTGGCTTTTCCTGTTGCCTTAACCTCAACTGGTCTTGAAATAATTTCTTCAAGTTCCTTTATCCGTTTGCTTTTTTCGATAAGTTGGTTTTGCATAATATTCACATTTTTCGCAACTTTGCCAGCCAATGGATTATCAGAAATATCTCCGGTTTGCTGATGTCGTTCGATGAATACGGGGGTTAATCCGTATTCACTTTTTTCCGACTTAACCAATTCAGGTGTAATTTCATCGCCATTTTTAATGGTTTTTGTTATACTCTTTCCTGTGGTAATTAGTAGATTACCCTTACCTACCCAATACATCATGTGATTAACCCCTGCAATATAACAACTGCATCGGTTTGAGTAGTTACAAAAAGCGGTGCCGCCTGAGTTCTGATAGTCAGGGTCTTGGCATTTGCTGACCCATATCCGTCAAAATTAAACATCTGAGGGACGATTAATCCACCAGGATTTTTAATATTCATCGGCATTTGACCCATGCTCGAAAATCCGAAATTTTCGATGAAAAATTGTTCTCTCTGGCCTGTCATTGGTAAAACCTCGCCTGGTCCGAACAGTCTGTCGAAACGTGCCTGATGACTCGTGATAATCATTTTATCAACTGGCATGTATTTTGTGAATGTTCCACCGTCGGTGTCGTAACCGTCAGTATATGTAAACAGCCATAATTCATAACCTTCAGGGGTTCTTAAAAATACGCGTGCGTTCAGACCGGCTTTTACATAACGCTCATATTCGGGAGGCACTGGAAAATTATTTGATACTTTGATAAGCTCAAAGCCTTGATTGTTGGCAATCGCCTGAACGTCTGTATTTTCGATCAGTTCACGCATTGCAACGCCGCCGAGAATACCGATTGTCGGATTCATTCTGGCCGTTGCGCGAAATTGGTCACATCCGGCGTCAATGTTCGCCATAATTGTTGCACCTGCCTGATTCCAACCAGTTCCAACCGTGATGGCGTTACCAGCAGTCCTCTGAAAATCATAAATCAGGTCGTTATTAGTTGTTCCCAGAATTGCAGACTGTTTACCGGTCAAAAGAACTTCCCACGCTAGACGTTCAAAAAGACGAATCATTCTACGGATGTGTTCCTTGTGATGTCTCAACGCATAATATTTTGCGCGTTGTTGACGGGTAAACGGTGAATCAGTACGCTCTCCAGGGATCCTGTCAAGCAACTGATCAGACGTTATGTCTCCTTCTTCTTCGGACAGAGGAAACGATCTTGCAAAACTTGAATATTTCGCTTCATTTGTGTTTTTCTGACCAGAAATATTTCTATATCCTGCACCAGATCGATATACAAGGGCGGCGGTTTTCTCGTTACCCCTGACAATATCAATATCTGTTAATTTCGCATCTGGCGAAAAAACGGTCAAACTACCGTTTGCAGGATTTCCAAAAAACGATTGTCCGGCTGTACTCTCTCCGATGACATTTAATTCATCAAAGGTCTCGAGCATGATCCGGCTATATGTGTCTCTTGCTGTAAATTCCATTTAATTATATCTCCTTTTTATTCCTGATGACTGATGTCAATAGTGTCTTCTGACAATAAACCGAGTGCTGCCAATTCTTGTTCAACTGTTTTTCCCGACGGCATTACTGACGCTAAGGTTAAAGAGTTTTCCAAAATCAACTGGTTTTTATCAAAATACGCATCGGCTACCAGCATTACTGAGCTTGTAACGTCACCCGCTACAAGTGTAGCGGCCAAAATATCGTCACCAAGATAAATGCCAGCGACAACGGCTTCACCATTTACACCCACGCCTGTCAAGGGTATGTATTTTGCGACTGAAGTTATGGTAATCGCAAACTTATCGCCGACAATAAAGTCGGTTCCGGCGTCTGTTATCGTAAATTTAATCCCGCCTGCTTCAAAAATTGTAGCGACGCCCGCTCCGGCTGTCATTACAAGATTATTTGCAATCAAATTTCCGTAAGGATCGACCAGTTTAAAAGTTCCGCCGTTTGCTACAGCCGCGATACATTCGAGGTTATACGCCCCGATTATCGCAGGTTTCCCGTCGGATAATTTTGCGACTGCCGTTACTGTTCCGTTTCCGGTGTTTCCGGCGTTGGCTGTTCCGGTTGTAGGTACTGCCGATGTCTGTTTTCCCATGACAGTTAATTTGTACAATACCGCTGTTCTGGCGGCGTCTTGTTTGATTGTTGCGTCCGATTTAACGGCTCCAGGATTCGCATAACGAATAAACGGGACTGTACTATTTAGTGCTTCTTGTTGTACTGACATTTTATACCACCATTCCTAGCATTGACTTCGCTTCTTTTACTGCGTTTGAAATGTCTTCAGGTTTTTCAACTTTCACGCCTGCGCTTGGTTGCTTGATTTGTGCGGCTGGGGTTTTTCCGGCTGCCTCGGTGTCAATTTCTGCATTTGCGTCTGCGGTTTGTTCCTTCAGCATGTCAAAAGCTGCAATCGCGCCTTTAAAGGCCGACATATCAACGTCACCTTTTAGGGCTTGCATTGCCATAGGCATTGCTTTTGCATAATCTTTATTGCCAAGATACGGTGTAACTGCGGCAATCCTGTTTTCCACCACGGACACAGCGGCTTTTATTTTAGCATCAAATTCAGCCCTCGCTCCGGGATTTTCATTTAGAAATTGTTCTAAATTCATTCTTAAATCCTCCGATTTATTTTCTCCCGCTTTATTGGCGGGGCCTTGCTCATCCTTATGAGTACAATCATGGCATCCGGAAGCTCTCTCAAAAGAGGTTCCTTTTCTGGATTCGCAATGTTTTCTTGCATCTTCCGGTTTCCAAATGTCTTTTGGATATCGTATTGCCTGTAATTCTGATTTATTATCTTTAATTCCGTAAATAAAATCAATACTTTTGCCGTCGACTTTTCCGGCGTTATTTTGACGCCTGAAACTGGTAAACTTTATAGGGTCTACCAATCTGCAAGCGTGTTCGCCTGGGTATGGGTTTTCTGGATTAAATTCTGTTGTATTTTCTATTAAAAAATTTATTTCTGTAAGTATGTTTTCAAAATTATTTACATAATCTGGTACATTTTTGCTGGCTGGTATTTCTAATAATGCTGCGGCTTGTTCAAAATCTTTTTTGTCCGCTTCCTTAAGCATCGTCATGCAATTTTGATAATCTGATTGCGCCTGTGATTCAATGGAAACCCGATCAAGCGTCTTTTCTGATTTTATAATGCGATCCGCAAAACCATAATCGACAATTTCTTGACCAAAAAGAAATGTCTCTTTGTCCATCATTTTCTGAATTTCTTTTTTATCTTTTTTTGTCTTTTTAACGTAAGCGTCAGAAAGCATGTTTGACATTCTTTCGAGGAGGTCGGCGGCTTTTCGCATATCGTTATGATCCCCGGCAACGCCTTGGCGTGCGTTATGAATCATAAAAACAGAATTATCTTCTACAATAATTTCATCAAACGCCATTGGGATATAGGAAGCCATTGAGGCGGCGAGGCCAACGATTCTGGCTGTTTTTTTGCCTGTGTAATTTCTGAATAAATTAAATATTTGGAGACCGGGGTAAATAAAACCACCGGGGGAAGAGAATCGGACTTCTATCGGCTCACCATCGGCGAGCTTTAATTTTGATTTGATGTCTTCAGGGATAACGTCAAAACCAATTATCCCATCAACATCGAGTTGATATATTTTCGCCATACTTTTTCAGACGTTCTCGACAAGACCGGATAATTCCGATATTCCCGACAAAGCCTGATCTGTTCCTGTGTAATCTATATTATGTCACTTGATTTGTCAAGTTTTTTTCAGTCTTTCTTCCATGCGTCTTTCGATATTATCGAACCTGTCTAACTGCGCCTGAAATCTGCCCATATTTTCAGCCCATTTTTCCGCATAAATTTGAACCCTATCATTTATTTTTTCGACATCTTTTTTGTCGGCCTTTTTATCCACGATCTCAAATAACCGATTAACTTTTCTATCATTTCGTCTCGTTAAAAATACGGTTACAATTAATGTCGGAATTGCAGGAATTAATATGCCGGAAATTATGATTAGCGTTATTTGTATGGCAAATTCATTCATAGTTTATTTCCCCGGTAAAACTATTCCATCTTTTTTAAACTCGGTATTTTTTGTCTTAACCGTAAACCCGGAAACTGCAATTCCGACAGCGATTATCACCAACGCCAATTTCCACCAATGTTTTGTTAAAAATTTTGTCAGGATCGTTGCGATCTCATCCCATACCGAACTATTTTTTTCTGTACCCATTATTTTTCTCCTATTAATTTTATTAAAATATTTCTGCCCATCTTAATACTGCCGATGCTTCGGCTATCGCCCCGCCATCACCGGCAACCGCTAAAAAATATCTGTCAGCGGCCAAATCGTCAAGATGGTCAAATGTTCCACGGTTTATTAATATTCGTGTTGATACGTCTCCGCCGCCGGACGTGTCGCCTTTTACGTCTGCCGTGGCCATTCCGAAATTATGAACATGTCCAGCGTTCGTTATCGGATTTAAGGCAACCGTTCCGGTTGCATAAGACATCATTGACGGCATATACTCTGTCTCGTCAGCGACTGGACTGTATGTCGGGTTTGTTCCGAAAACAGGGTCATGCAATAATGCCCAAAATGCCGGAACATTTCCTTTAATTAATAATTCAAAACTAACCATTCTGGCCTTTGCCCTGTTCGGTAATCCGTGGAAAGTTTGCCTTGGCATCAATCCTAGAAGCGGCGTAAAACTCAATAGGTTAGGAACTCCGTTTACGACTGTCGCCTGAGCGACTGGACGATTTAAGATAAATGCAACTTGTGGAATTCCGAATTTATCTTGACCGCCCTCTGAGCGTGTCGTATAACAGATTTGTTTCATCGATCCGCCTGATGTTGACGATTCATTTTTTATTCGGTATCGAATTGGTAATGACCCGGTCTGCATAAATACACGGGTGTACTTTCCGGCGTTTAAAAACTCGTGGGCATCATAAATTATTCCGTCGTGCTTAAATGCTACGCGAGAACGGTCTCCACCAAGCCAAATAATATCCAAATGTAAAATATTAAATTTTGAAAAATCAATATATTTCCCGGAAGGATTAAAACTTTTATCTTTAGTTAGCAACTGAAATCTGTCAATATTCCATTCTTCTTGTGGAATTGCTTGTTCTGTCGGAACGTCGCCGCCGGATGAACTTTTTAAAACTATCCAGTATTTGTCGTTATGTTGCCTAAACTCTAAACCGTCAACGCCGTTTGAATACCCCCGCTCTTTTAAAATTCCTGGTTCGTGGTTCCCAAAAACTCCGGTTACGGCGTTTTCCTGATTATTTAGAGGTTGATAATCGAACCATTCGTGTGTTTGTCGTATTATTTCGTCCCCGACATTCGGGACTGACATCAAAACCGATGATTCAAGGGGCAAATGAGTACTGGAAGCCGTACCGACAATTTTTTCTTCCATGTCGTGACTGTGATTTGTATATTCAAATTTTTGACTGCCTTGAATTAACGGCATAGATACCCTTAATCGCCCTGATCCGTCGAGTTGTTGAGTATCCGCAAAACTTATATTATTTCTACCGGTTTGTTGATTTAACCGGTTCCATTCTTTACCCACCTGGCGGAATTCCTTGTTTTTGATTCCAGGGCGCGGTCGGAGTTATTGCAAATAGTTTTTTATTTTTTGCAATATTAACTTTTGCGCTTGATCCGTTGTGGTTTTTCGCCCCGCGCTCTTGGTTCGTGTATCCAATATCAAGATAAACTTTTTCTGCGTTTGCGGTTCTCATCGGGTCGATATTCGGCATTGCTGCGCCAATCCAATTACAATTTAGCCAAGCGGCTTTCAATACCGGATTTGACCAGCCCGGAGCTTTAACGCGTCCGGCTCCGATTTCACCGGCCAACCACATTTCAAAAACAGGATTTAGAAAATCGGCGGCCATCTCATCGCGCCAGATTTGGGCAATGCGCCAGAATAATAATAACGCGCCACGGGATGCCGAATAAGACGCGCCGAATTTCATGGTCAAAACTTCGATAGGCATTGAAGAAGCGGCTGATAAATGGGTTAAAAATGCGTCGACAAATGTTCCGAAGGTATCTGATGGGCTTGTATTCTGGAATGGTTTTAATTTCTGTCTACCTTCAAGACCGAAAACGGCCATTGATCCTGGGACTCGGTTTTCTGCGTCTGGAATTTCTGTGTAATAGGGACTGATTTCAGATTGTGTTTCTATGGATTCGGCTCCGGTTCCGGTTGGGTTAATATAACCTGGCCCGGCTGGAATTCTTGACATACCGGCGATTGGATTTATTGCCGGATTATCGCTGTCAGATTCAACCGTCATGGTAATCATGGACTGATTAATGGCTTTCATGATTTGAGAACTGGTAAAGTCTCCCAAATTCTGTAAATCCTGTAAAGCGTGACCAAGTTTTGAATAACCTCGACCCTGCCAGGCATACTCTGGATTAAATCCGTGTAACATCATTATTCTGCCAGATCGTTCTCCGATTCTTGGAATTGTTATTGATTCAATTCCTCCATCTTGTTTTTGTATACAAACTTTATAACCGATTTCGCGGCGTCGATCGTCTCTGATTATTCCGTCTGTGGAATTTGTGTTGGAATATGAAAATCCGTAAGTATTTGTAAATGCGTCTCCCCTGATCTGGTCGGGGTCAATGAACTGGATTTGAAGGGGGTTTGTTGTATCAGCTTCTTTTGTATAATTCAAGCGAGTGAAAATATCGTTATCCCTATGCGCAAAAATCTGATAAAGACGTTGATTTTGATAAAAATTATTTGTGCGTGTAAAGTCAGAATTTTTTGAGCTTGCCCAAAGATGGAAACGACTGGCGACATCAGCAGACCACTTTTCTGCTTCTTCCGGTGTAATCCCTAAAATTAACTCATCCGGGGCAGGCTCCAATTTCATGCCGTTATCGGCCACAGTGTCAGCCATGCGGTCGACCATCGCGCGGGCGGCGTTTGACTCATGATACGCTTTACGGGCGTTTTGTCTTGTTCGGTAATGATCTATTTCGAGACCTCGACCGTCTCCAGTTAGGCCGCCGCTCCATTTCGCGCCGCCTGATCTGTAGGAACTGCCTGAATATGTGCCTGATGAAAAAAGTGAGTAACTCGACTCCGGTTTCCCGTTCCAAATTCCGCTGACTACTGACGCCGTTTTCTGTGCAAAATCAAGTATTTTCATTCGCCATCCCTTCGCATTCTCAGGTTGACGTTTATTGATCCGTTCAATTCCTGTATCAATCTTTTTCGCCTTATTCTTAAGTTGTTTATTTGTTTGAATAACGATTCAGGATCGCGGCGTTTTAACGATTGCCGCCCCTGCCCGGTATCAACGGAATAAGATTCTGTTCCTGATGTCGATAAGCTGGCGGTATAAGCTGTATTTAAGGCCGATATCTGGGCGTCAAGTTCTGTGACCTCTTCGATAATTCGCGCTCGTTCGCCTGAGTTAATTGCCACGGATGGGAATTTAATAAATCACAGGCGGTTTGTCAAGTAATATTATGTCACCTTGCCCAACTGGTCTGCCATTGCGTCGGCGATTCCCTGGTAGGTTTTTGATCTCAATTTCCATCTGTCGGGAGACGGCGGCATTTTGTGTATTTTCGCCTCTCCATGTCCAAATTGCCACGGCTGAATAATTTGATCCGGTTTTCTATAAATTGTTGACATTATCGAGATTGGATTTTCAATCGCAATTTTTGAAATATTTGAATTTATTAATTTCATAAAAAATTCGATTGCTTGTTTTTGTTCTTCTTTTTTATCTTTAAACCACCTCGCCCCGGAAACTGCCAAATGAGTGCAGGGCGGATGCGCGATCATTAAATCAAACCCATCATTAATAACATCAAAAACATCGCCTTGGTAATGGTTTCCTGGAGTTTCGGAAGGTAACAGATCACAACTCATTGCGTCGAATCCACGACGAGTAAACGCATCCCTGACGGTTCCCGAAAACTCGCATGCTATCAATATTTTCATTGAAAAGATGTACTACAAGCTACACATTATGTCAATCTTTTTTTTATTTACCGACACGCGCCACACCCGGCGGCTTCGCCGAAATTAACTCTTGCCTTGTCTCCCGTGCCAATTGTTCAAGCGCGTATTGCGTATTTATCTGAGCAATATGATCGACTCCGTATCCTTGCGCCTTGAAATATAACTGAATATCCCTTACATAATTTTCGAGATAAACATCGCCCGCGCAAAAATTATAGACCCGACAGTCTCCGGATTCGTTTCGTCGCCCGTACCCGTGGAAACTTCCATCCGATCTTTTTTCTTCAGCCGTCAGCATATCAAAATAATTATCGGGATAATCAGCCGGGAAATCCTGGAATCCGGGACGCTGCCACTGGCCATCCGTTCTGGGAACTTTTAAAAAACTGTATAACCGATTTTTATAGTAATTCGTTGAAATCTGATAATAAATATATTCCCCTGATCCTGTTTTTGTCGCCCGGAAACGCTTAATATTATCTGCTGTTTGCGTGTCACCGGATTCTTTTTTTCTTTTTTTCAGGGAGTTAAAACCTTTAATAGCAAAAACATTATTTCCCCAACGTTCTGCAAATCTAAAAACGGTGTCAAGGTGTTCGCCGTTATCGTCGATGTCGTCAGCATTCCCGGCGTCAATAAATACCATCATGACATGGAAGATATGACCATCCGACCTACGATAATTTAAGCCTGTTCGATTTTCAGTTTTACCGTCCAACGCCCATTCATTTAGTTTTTCCCATGCGCCGGAAAACGGGTCGTCGATGTCGCCTTCGATACGGATATAGTCGATTGACCATGTACGATAACCGGAGCCATGACCCAAAACTTCAAATTCTAAACGCGGTGGATTTTGCGGGTCTTTTTTTGATCCCCTTTGAACGTCAATGGCCATTGTCAGATATAAGACCCCGAAAGGAACTTCGCCTGATTTTCTGGTTCCTCTGAGACTGATAACGTTTTCTAATTTCGGTCGTGACCCTGTGTCTTTAAACGGTCTACCCATTTTCAGATTTTCGTATGTCTGTTTTTTTTCTGGGTCGTCTCTGGATTCATCGTATTCAGTGGCCATTTCAAACCATGAAATGAACGGGCTGTAGATTCCGTTAATGTGAAAACTCGCCGTGAACTCAGATTTTGAATGTCCTGTTGAAATCCATTTTGCGCCGTTCGATAATTGCAGCATCCAGTGTTTTTTTGACTCCGGGATTTCTCTATGACAATGTTCGCAGACATAGACTATTGATTTTCGGTCTATTTTACCTTCATAATCAGTGTGCCAATGTAGTCCGTGTTTTTTCCCCTCTGAATGGTCGAGGGTCTGTAATTTTTTACAGAAAGGGCAAGGGACATAATAATATTCCTGAGTAGATAGCTGGAATAAGTCCCATATTATTGAGTCCTCATACGTTCCGGGAGTCGTGACCAACAACATTTTTTTCTGGTCTCCCCATGCTTGCATCCTTGCCCGTAAAATTCCAAGTGTTGCGCCCTCGTCTCCGAGTGTTCTTTTCCAGCGGGTTATCTCGTCACCGAAGACAATCCGTTTTGTGTCCGATGCAAGTGCGGCGGCTGACTGAGCAGACGCAAGGTCAATGTCCCCCCCGTCAAATTGCTTGGAATACATCCGATCCCCTGAGCGTCTGGCGTTTTTATCGTCAGTTTGCGCCCTAAAAGTAATTCCAGATTCACGGGCAACAATTTCAATACGCTTTTCAAACCAAGTTCTTGCTTTTTCGGCGTTGGCCGTGACATATAGGATTTCAGATGGATGTTCAACAATATAATATTTTGCGACCGTATCAATTACCGTCGTTTTCCCGGTTTGCGCCGGAAACATTAAATAAATTTCCTGCATCCCTGATTGGGGGGACATTAACTCCATCGGCCTGATTAAGTATGGGGCGCGTTCGTGCGTAAATCTTGCGCCCCGGAATGGGCCAGATGGGACGGTCATGGATTCTGCGTATTCCGGAATTGTACGATGACGCCTTTTAATCGGGCGTTTTTCGTATGATTCCCTGAGAAAGGATAGGTCGGTTTTTCGGGGAGAAATTGTTGTCATAGGAATTACTGACCGAACATACTAAGCGTCAAATCATCAACCTTCTTTTTCCGTTTTTTAACAACTTCCATAATTTCCTTTTCCCCGCCGCCAGATTTTAGGATTCCAGAGATTTCAATAATAAAATCTTTATCCTTCAGCAATTCTTTCATAATCTCCCTGATTTCTGCCCGGTCGATCCGGGATTCAACCGCCGGGCTGTGATTGTTTTTCTGGTTGGTCGGGGTCATAAGGTTCTGGTTCACTGACTGGCCGGGGTTCTGGTTTCCAGTCGACACCGTGTTCACCGGGATAATCTACAGCTTTTCCCTTCCATTTAACAATATCCGGGGCATCGAGCTTCTCTTTTATCGGTTTAACATCCAAATCCTTTCTGAAAATTGCTTTTATCGGTTTAACATCCAAATCCTTTCTGAAAATTGCTTGCACCGTTACACCTGCCAGACCCATAAGAGGGATCGGAATAGCCGCCCACAATACCCACGCGATTTTCAGGGCGTCAAGACCCTTGACAATATCCCACGTCATCTCCCGGCCTGTTTTATCGGCCATGTTTGTAATTGCATACAGCATATTTCCGGATAAATTAATCAGGAAGAAAAAAATCAATATCCCGATTAAGAACCCCAAAACTGCATTTGATTTTTTCCGGCGTGTTAATAAATCGGCAACCCCGACCGCCGTTAAGACCTCGAAAACCTGTAAACCAGCGGCGGCAAACCAGACGCCAGTAAAAAACAGTTCCGATCTGTACGCAGACTTCTCGACCACGTTCAAGGCCGATGCGATATGATCGGCTGACAACATTAATACAAATATCGTCGCCGCCAATGTCCCATAATATTTAATTTGTGCTTGTGTTATTTTCATCTTCTTTACTCCTAATTTGTGACTGCTCCCATATCATTGATAACTTGTGTAATGCTCCAATTTTATCTGATATAGAATCCGATTTTGACATGTGCGTAAAATATCTTTTATCTTGTTCGCTTATTCTCATATTAATTAAATCAATATTATTTATTTCTATCGTTACTTTAATAGAATTATCTGGATCACGTCGTTCTGAGTATTTCATCCTTTTTGTTCCTCTTCAATTCGTTTAATCTCATCAACTATCCAATTCCGCGCGTCATCAATTTGCGCAAATACTGAGTCCTTCCATTTTGCCCGGTGTTCAGGTTTTAATCGCCCTGCGTCAACGATTAATTTTGATATATCGGCAAGAACGCTATCAGCCAGCCGCTCAAGGTTTGAATGCAGTTTGTCAAGGTGCAAAAAAACCGTATAGACCTTTTCACGCTCTAGTAATTCCCCCCGACGCACGGCATTTTTTAAAGCTTTCTCTTCCGCCGCCTGTTCCTTTAAACGAACGTTGGCGATCATGTACTTTTCCGGCAATTCCGCAAGACTCGCCGGGTTGTCATTACTATCAACTTCGACGGGTTTGTTCTTGACCGCCAATAACTCCGTTACATTTACATTCTTCTTTGACGTTTTACGGGTTGATACCCGAATTGACGCCTGACGCCCACGGTCAACTCCGGCGATATATGCCAGTGTCTTAGGGTGAGCGTCGTCCAGATTAAAGTATTCTGTTTTCCCCCTCTGAGATTCGCCGATTTCGCAGACAATTTTTCCAGCCTTGCAGGCACGGTTTACCGCTGTAATTGCAAGGTCATGATTTTTGGCGAAGGTGGAAACGGTAATAAGCACCGGTTTTACTCCCCCAATTCCTGTACAATCGCCTCACGTTCGGAATATCCGGCGTAAAAGTACTCTTGCCAGATAACGGCGGAGTCCGGTTCAAAATATAATCCGGCTGGATCGTAGCCAAATTCATTTTCTGCGATAAATCGCAGGCGGTCAAAGTAATGTGTGAATCCATCCATTATCGACCGCCTCGCTTTTCCTTAACCCTTCCCAACCTATTCAATTCCGCAGGTTTCCAGATCCGTTCTTTAGCCGCTTCTTTTACGGCCTCCAGAAAAATCATGTCCACGTCGTGTTTAGTGCGTTGCTTGCCAGCTTTGTTTTCGTTCATAATTAATTATCGGATTATGTCACTTTTCCTTTAGCGATTTTTTGAAAAGCCAGTGTTCCAAATATTTTCTTTCATATTGCCCAATATCCTGTCAATCTTTTTTTTACTTACTTTTGCCATCAATTTTTTATTTACGACCTGCGAACTGTCGGGGTCGCGTTATTGAGCGCTCACTCACCCATGCCGGGGGTTCACAGTACCTTTTAATATCTAAAATTAACAGTGGAATGTAAGTATCTATTAACATATTATCACACATATTAAAAGACATCTAATATATCAAGAAAATTAAATCCTTGGCATGTTTATGTTGTTGGTATCCTTGGGTATTACTTGCATTGTTATAACTCGGTACGTGGCAATGTAGGCGTGTTGCTGGGGATGTGACATAACAATCTATATCAATAGACAGGCTTTATTTTAAATATATTCTGTGAACGCCGTTGTTCATACCCGATGCCATCTACTCTAATTATTGCCCCTTCGTATTTATTGGCTAAAAATTCCTGATAATATTTGTCTATTTTTACCGGGCTTACAGTCTGATTTGCAATAATCTTAACTGATTGATTCTGAATAATTTTAGATAATAATTTAGATCGCTTAGAATATGACTCATTACTCATGATAAAATCAAATACATGGAATTGTAAATCGGTGTTGCCTTTTTTTATGCCTGATTGTATTTTGGTTAAACTTAACCCATGCCTGTATATTTCTCCGTCAATATATCTGGCGCTTATTTTTTTTGTGGCCTCCCGCAATGCCGCGTTAATGTGCGGCAATGTTTTTATTTCTTGACCTGATCTTGTGTATAACTTATTTTCCCGCTTATCATAAATCGCTCTCCAGCCGTCCAGTTTTGGTTGAATAAAAACGTATTTTTGTTTTCCGATAAAATCCGAAAAACTTGGATACTCTGAAATAAGCATTGGTTTAATGTCCATAAAAGTAATGTAATATTTGACCGGTATTTCGTCAACTAATATTTGACTTTTTATTTGTAATTTTTTAAGACATGGGAAATCTGTGATGCCCAAAGATTTTTCATATTCGCAGATTTAAAATATTGCTCTCGCGCCGGTTGCATCCATGGTTTTCTTTTTGGCTGAACTCGTCTTGGATCAAAAGTTTGATGCCTGTTTATTACACCATTTTGCATTCTATAAGTCCCACGTTTATATTTTGACATTCTGCCTTTTAATCGGCCCCTAAACATCATGACTTTTGAGTCTGACATTTTATTTTTACGAAATGATTCAAGCATCGCAACCGTTCGTTGCTCTTTTGATCGACCAAGGTTTTTCCCGGAGAAATCCGAAAATGTAGTAAATTTTTGGTTTGATTTAAGTCTTGACCTGTTTTGAACTTGATTAGCCCATGATCCTTGTCTTGCTGAAAGAGTCTGAACCCTTTTACGTTTTGTTTGCTGTCCGGTTTCTTGTTCAATCCAACCGGAAAAAAAAGTTCCCTTGCCCGGCGTACCTCGTTGAATCGACCCTGTTTTTGATTCCATGTTTTGCAGTGGGACAATTCTCGTTTTTTCGACTCTCAGACTGGATTTTACGAACGCCGGATTTCGTACAGTAAGTTTATCGTTAATTTCGCGGATTGCTTGTTCACGGACTCCGAAAGCGAATGTGTTCAGCATTCCAGCGGCGGCTGGTAGGAATTTGCGTGGAGCCTGTTTGTAGAATTTTAATAACTGGTCTAATTCTCGTTTATCGAGTTGGAACATTTCGGGCATATCAGAGCAGATCAGACTGGATATGTCGTGTAAATAAAAAAACCCGGATTTCTCCGGGTTAAAAAGTAAACAAGTAAAGTGTGAAAAAATCCCTGATACAACAGAGTTTAAATTATAATCTGGATATAACTTAATTTGTCAATTAAAATACCCAAAAAAACCCTATTATATGCAAATAATAGTAAAATAATAGACTATATTAAGGAAGGAATACAAAAATAAGGGGTATTATTATTGTATTATATGTATTATATTATATATTATATAATATATATTTATATATATACTGTATAAATTTTTATGATAATAACATAATAGTGCTAATAACGATAATTTTTAACGTGATACTTCCTTTATATGTGTTTGAAAAATTGTATTATCTCTATTATTGTTTATGATGAATTATTATCAAATTTCTGAGGTAGTAAACGAATATTTGAATGGGTGATTGAGGACTGGAAATAATAGCGGGTAATAAAAATAACCAAAGTAAGTAAAAAAATGATTGACAATATGAGTAAGATTTTAATTGTATTTTATTTCGAGGGTAAAATATTATGAGAATTAAACACCCAGAAACACTATATGAATTAATAAAACATATAGAGACCAGTATACGATATGCTAAAGATAACGGCAAAAATATAGAAATTTTACTTGGTGAAAGTATTTATCCATTATTGGAAAATCTTAAAGAAGATTATGAATATTTGGAACTTGCAAAACAGAATGAATAATGACCAGAGCCGCCAAGGATGGCGGCGATATTGTAGATTAAACTGCATTATTGCACCTAACGTTTGCGCATACACGAAGCCGCGAAGCGGTTTGGGTTTGTACTCAAACCGTGTATGCGCTGTTGTGCGAGGGAACGGGCTACAAAATTAAATTACATAGGAGAATATTATGCTATTAGATTGCCCTGTCTGTTTCAAGAAGCCTCAAAAAATATTTGACAATGGTTTTCATGGGACAAAATCTTATACCTGTTGTGGAATTAAAAATATATTTGGAAAAGAATTTGAACCTGAAAGAAAAAGAGATTGGAATGAGGCTGCCTCAATTGTTAAATGTTTTATAGACAAAAATAAGTTGGAACGATGAAACGCCCGTTCTTTCGCACAACGGTAAGATTACAAGACGTTTTTGCTTTTGCAAAAATGTGGTCGCCAGACCCGAGGCCACGCAGGTGGCCGGAGCTTGTAATCTTAGTTATGTGCTGATTTTGCTCGGATATGATGCAAACACGAGGTTTGCGAAACACCAAAGATATAAAAAATAGTTGACGGTGTATGTATATTATTAATATATTAAATAAATGAGTTACGATATTAAAAAAACTATTATAAATCTTGATGAGAATTTTGCCCCTTATGGGGATGGTATTCCATACCAAAAATTTATGTTCCCAAGCAGATGCGAAGATCACGTAAAGTTGTCGAAAATAAATGGCAATGAAGTTATAATCACTACACGGATAAAATCATCTGACGATATTATTTTTCTGTTATTGGCGACCGATGCAATACGCAGGATGGGCATAAAAAGCATTGAAGTATTTATCCCCTATTTCCCTTATGCCAGGCAGGACAGAATAATGGTTGAGGGCGAACCTTTCTCACTAAAGGTATTTTCGGATTTAATCAATTCACAGGACTATGAGAATGTTACCATTTACGATGTTCATTCCGATGTTGCAACCGCATTAATAGGCAACGTAAAGCCGATTTCTAATCATGCATTTGTAAAATCAGTATTGCATGGTAAAGAAAATTACTTAATTGTTTCGCCAGATGCTGGAGCGTATAAAAAAATATTTAACTTATGTTCGTCAATTGAATATAAAGATGAAATAATATTATGCAATAAATACCGGGATGCTTCTACCGGAAACATTAAACGTATAGATTGCGAGATATACAATTTTAAAAACAAGGATTTATTTATAGTTGATGACATTTGTGATGGCGGGGCAACTTTTAACATGATTGCCGATGAGTTCAGAAAACGTGGAACGTGCGGGGAAATTAATCTAATAGTTTCGCACGGGATATTTTCAAAAGGTTTGGATGTATTTCCGAACATTGATAATATTTATACCACGAATTCTTTTTGCGACATTGCGCCACACAACAAATTGACACAGATAAATCTAAAAGGAGAATTATTAAAATGAAGATTAACCCATTAAGTCAAATTGATTTCTACAAGGCAGACCATAGGAGCCAATACCCTACAGGAACAGAACTTGTATTTAGCAACCTGACCCCAAGAAAAAGTATCGATGGTAAAGTTGAGGACGTTGTTTTCTTTGGACTCCAATATTTCATAAAGGAATATTTGATGTTTAAGTGGAACAAATACTTCTTTGAGG